GAAAAAACTACAGGTAGATTTGCACCAATGATTAAAGGTGTAATTGGAAAAACTTTAACTTCTCCTTTTGCATTACCTTTTAGAGCAACGGGTTTAGATCGAATGGCTATGAAAAAATTAGGATTACTTTCTGAAGATGAAACATTAGCTCAAGCATATGATCCTCGTACTTCATCAGGTAGAACTGCACTAGCTTTAGAAGGAGTTGCTGCTGGAGTTTATAAACCACTAGCAGAAGGATTAACTTCTGGAATTAAAAATCAAACAGCAAAAAATTTAGCTACTGGAATTTTAAAATTAGGACCTAGAGCTTTGAATGTTGCTAATGTTTTATCAAAAGTAGGCAGAGCAACAACACCTCTTGGTGCGGCATCTTTACTTGGTGAAGGTGCTTATCAACTTCTTGTTAAACCACAAAAAGAATACTTAGAATCATTAGATCCAGAAGAAAGAAAAACTGTAGAACAACAATATGCTGATGTCGCTGCAGCAGAAGGTGGTATAATTAGAAAAAATTATGCAGAAGCAGGTCTAGTAGATAAATTAGGTAGAGGTGCGGAAGCATTTGATCCAAGAAACCTACCTTACTACGGACAGAAAGCATTAAAAGGTTTAGGTGAAGGTGTTGAGATAGCTGTTAAGTTCCCTGTTGCCGCAGGCTCGGCTATTGGAACCATGATACAGGAAGGACCAAGCAAAGAAATATATCAAGAGTTCATGAATGCTATGGAACCCACCGCTACAGAATATCTATCTAGAAAAACAGGTCTAACTAAAATGATTGAAGAGAATGAAAAAAAATTAATGCAGGAAAGACCAGGCGCAGTTACAGCGGGTAATTTTTTAGAATTTGGTTCAACGTTCGTACCACCAGCAACAGGTTATGTTAAGTTAATTGAAGATGTTGGAAGTAATTTTTATAAAGTTTTAAGAAATAGTGCCTTTGGTAAACCAACAGATGAAAAAGTTGTTCAAAAAGTTGCAGACGAACTTTCTAATTTAGGAGTTGCTAGAAGAGACTTTTTAAAGATAACAGGTGGAGCAAGTATTTATGGTCTTGCTAAATATTTAGGTTTACCTACAGCAGTTAAGATAGCAGAAAAAGTTAAACCCGTAAGATTGTTAGCTAAGTCTTCTACTAGAATGCCAGTTTGGTTTCCAAATTTTGCATCTAAAATTTTAGATGATACTGATACGGTCTTTAAACAAATTGACGAAGACATAGTTCAAATAACAAATAAAAATTTACCTGATGTAGAAATACACAAACATGCAAATGGTAGATGGGAAATAGATGGATACAATGAATATGGTCAAAAATATTTAATTGATTATGAACCACCTGCTATGTTGGAAGATGGAGTAAAATTTGAAGGTGATTTTAATGTTTTTGATAGTGTACCTGCTAGAGTGGGACCTGATGATGTAGAATTTGATTCACAGCTTGTAGAGAGTATGGATGATGTATTAGGTGGAACATCTAAACTTGAGGAATGGACAACAGGAGCTAAGAAAAAAGATTTAACCCCAGGTGAAAAAAGAGTTATTGAGGCAGAAGGTAGAGCAGAATCAGAATATGATGCTTGGAGAGAGTCTGAAGATTTTTAGATGAATAAGCTAACAAAAACAGTGCCTCCTAAATCAGGGCCCATGGCTCAAGGCTTGAATATTAACTATAATAATGATACATCTGACAAATTGGAGAAAATAAATGGCAGACATAGACAAGTCTCTACCAAACGTAGAGCAAACAATAAACGTTCCAGCACCTGAAGAAATAGAAGAAGCACAACTTGAAGAACAAGCTGCTGAAACTGGTGAGCCCGTTGAGATTACTCAAAACGAAGACGGATCCGTTGATATTAATTATGATCCAGCGATTGCATCTGTTGAAGGTGCAGAAAATCATTATGCCAATTTAGCTGAACACTTACCTGATGATATTTTAAATAAATTAGGTTCAGAGTTAACTGAAAATTATCAAGACTATAAAAATTCTAGAAAAGAATGGGAAAGAACTTATAGAGAAGGACTAGATCTTTTAGGATTTAAATACGATCAAAGAACAGAACCTTTCCAAGGTGCATCAGGTGCGACTCACCCTGTATTAGCTGAAGCGGTAACTCAATTTCAATCATTAGCTTACAAAGAATTATTACCAGCCGATGGTCCTGTACGAACACAAATTTTAGGAGTATCAACTCCAGAGAAAGAACAGCAATCTCAACGTGTAAAAGACTTTATGAATTATCAAATCATGGATCAGATGAAAGAATATGAGCCAGAGTTTGATCAGATGTTATTTTATTTACCATTAGCAGGATCATCATTTAAAAAAGTTTACTATGATGACATTTTAGGAAGAGCCGTTTCTAAATTTGTACCTGCAGAGGATTTAATTGTTCCGTATTCAGCTACCTCATTAGATGATGCGGAATCAATTATCCACGTTGTAAAGATTTCTGAAAACGAATTAAGAAAACAACAAGTATCTGGTTTCTACAAAGACATAGAATTAAAACCTGGTGATGTTCAAGAGTCAGAGCTAACTCAAAAAGAAAGAGAACTTGAAGGTCAAACTAAATCAAGAAACGAAGACGTTTTTAATTTATTAGAATGTCATGTTAATTTAGATTTAGAAGGATTTGAAGATATGAATCCTCAAACAGGTGAACCTACAGGAATTAAATTACCATACATTGTAACGATTGAAGAAAACTCTAGAGAGATTTTAGCAATCAGAAGAAATTATGAAATTAACGATCCTAAGAAAACTAAAATACAATATTTTGTACACTTTAAATTTTTACCAGGTTTAGGTTTTTATGGTTTTGGATTAATTCACATGATTGGTGGATTATCTAGAACTGCTACATCTGCATTAAGACAATTACTTGATGCTGGTACTCTTTCTAACTTACCTGCTGGATTCAAACAGCGAGGAATAAGAATTAGGGACGACGCACAGTCTATTCAACCTGGCGAATTTAGAGATGTCGACGCACCAGGCGGAAATATACGTGACGCATTTATGATGCTTCCATTTAAGGAGCCGTCTCAAACACTCTTAGCACTAATGGGCGTCGTAGTACAAGCTGGTCAGCGTTTCGCATCTATAGCTGATCTTCAAGTAGGTGAGGGTAATCAACAAGCCGCAGTGGGTACGACGGTTGCGTTGCTTGAAAGAGGATCTAGAACTATGTCTGCAATCCATAAGAGGATTTATGCAGCATTGAAAGTAGAATTTAAATTACTTGCAAGAGTTTTTAAAATATATCTACCGCAAGAATATCCTTATGATGTTGTTGGTGGTCAGAACATGATCAAGCAACAAGATTTTGATGATAGAGTAGATATCCTGCCAGTTGCGGATCCAAATATTTTCTCACAGACACAGCGTATTTCCCTTGCGCAAACGGAAATGCAATTGGCAGCCTCAAATCCTGCAATACATAATCAATATGAAGTTTACAGAAATATGTATGAAGCATTAGGCGTAAAAGACATTGATAAAATTTTAATTAGACCACAACCCCCTCAACCGAAGGACCCAGCATTAGAACATATTGATTCTCTTGCTGGTAAACCTTTCCAAGCGTTCCCTGGTCAGGATCATAGAGCTCACATTACAGCCCACTTAAACTTTATGGCAACTAACATGGCTAGAAATGCTCCAATGGTTATGGGTGCATTAGAAAAAAATTGTTTTGAACACATTTCTTTGATGGCACAAGAACAAGTTGAAGTAGAATTTAGAAATGAAATGCAACAGTTAGCTGCTATTCAGCAAAATCCACAAGCATTACAGAATCCACAAATTCAAATGCAGGTAAAAATGATTTCTGAAAAGATTGAAGCAAGAAAAGCACAGTTGATTGCTGATATGATGGAAGAATTCATGCAAGAAGAGAAAAAAATAACTTCTCAATTTGATAATGATCCTATTGCTAAACTTAGAGCAAGAGAATTAGACCTTCAAGCACAAGAAAATGATAGAAAACGTAAAGCTGATGAAGACAGAAGTAACTTAGATCGAATGAAAACGATGATGAATCAATCAACTACACAACAAAAGTTAAATCAAAACGAAGAATTGGCTAAATTAAGAGCTGATACGTCGATAGAAAAGACAATTTTATCGGCGCAACTTAAAAGGGATAGATAAATGTCGACAAAAGCACAGAAAAAAGTTAAAAAAGTAATGAAAGAGTTCAAAA